TCAATGATCCGGTCGTAGGTCGAATCCCAGAGGGCTTGGTCGAGCCCGGCCGCCCTGCTCGGGATGTAGACGTTCGGTTCCTTGGCGTTGACCTTCTCCGGCGTCTTGAAGCTGTACTGATGCCCACCAGTGGCGGCCTGGAATGCTTGGCCTCCAACCGCATCGGCCTGTGCGGCTTTGAGGTTGGCGACTCCGATCGCGTGATTGATGATGGTCTCAACGACTGCCATTACAGCCTCCGGGTCAGTTCAACGGGTTGGAATTCGATGCTGTGCAGGTCGAAGACGGTCCCATCAGCAACCAGCTCCAGATCGTAGAAAGAAGCGCGAAGGCCACGGCCCAACTCGAACCGGTGCGCCTTCATCAGCTCGGTGTTGTCTCGCACCCGATAGGTGTAGGTCTGGCCGTCGGCCGTCACCTTCAGGTAGGTGTTTCCGTTGGATGCCATGCCCACATACACGTAGGGGAGCGCCTTGCGGGACATCGTGCCGAAGCTCAGATTACCGAAGTTCACACGTGCGGGAACCTGCGTACCGTTGTCATCCGGTCCTTCCAGCCGGTATATGCCGTCCGACTTGATGCCGTAGTAGGCATCGTTGATCTTGGCGAAGCCGTCGAAGTCGTAACCCTCATACCGGGTCGAGCCGTTGGCATCCATGTGGTAGACCCAGACATCACGAACGGCCGATGCGCTCGGGTCGAACGCATTGGCGTTGGCCTCCATCCAGCTCTCGATGGCGGCGCGGAGCGTCTGGGCCAGCGCGTAGTCGTCGGACAGGCTCAGAGACGACAGGAGTTGCGCCGTGGCGGTCGAATTGACGGTGAACAGCCCAACGATGTTCATCTCGCTGTCGATCAAGGCAAACAGCGTCGATGTGGCTGTGACGGTATCGACTGGCTCCATTGCACTGAAAATCAGCGCCTGCCCCGGCCCCTCGGTTGCGTCGGCAGCACCGGCCAGCGGGGCGAAAGAACCGGACGCCTGAGCGTAGAACACCTCAGACGACAGACCGATCATTGAGGCAAAGCTCCCGACGGACTCGCCAACGATGTGCATGACGCCCTGAGCAGCGCCGACCACTGGCATCATCTCGCCATCGGCAAAGGCGTAAGTTGGCACAAGCGCGTAGGCTCCAGCTTCGCCGGTCATCGAATCGAACGAGCCGGAAGCCGTGGCATAGCCTGAAGCATCGGCAGCCACGCCAGTCATAGGAGGGAACGACCCCGTTGCGCCGCCGAACGCATACGACCCTGCCTCTCCAGTCATGGCGGGGAGCGAACCGATTGCCTGCGATGGCAGCGCGTCGCCAGCATAGCCCGCCATCGGCAGGAATGATCCTAGTGCCGCCGCCACGCCAAGCAACTCAGCGTCGTCAACCGAGTCGCCACCGGTATAGAGTGAAGCGGAGAGGAACAGCGGAGCCGGGTCGTTTCGTCGCGTCCTGACCACTGAGCCGTTGATGTCGTACAGGATCTGCCCATCGAGGCGGGTAATCTTCAGCGTCGCGTTCGGGTGGGCACCGAAGTTCCCGACCACTTGGCCGCTTTCGATCACGCTGACCACGCCAGACTGCACGAAGAACCCGTAGGCGATGTCGTTGTAGCCAGCGTCTCGCGGAGACTTGGACATCCCGACCACCGCCCCGGTCGTGCTGCGCGGCACCCTGAACTTGAATGCCCCGTTGCCGGACACTGCTTCGACCGAATGACCCTTGGCATTCCAACCGATCTGGTAATCCAGCAGCGTCTGCTCTTTGGTCGGCTTGCGCGGAGGGATAGCCGGGCGCGCAGGTATCTCCGGGACGTAGATAGTCCGGGTAACAGTTTTGCAGCCGTAGGTGGTCGGCCCATAACCCAGTGTCGTTGTGCCGCCCCCGCCGAGTTCAAGTCCGCTAGATCCGGCGTCACCGACGTACCTTGTGTACGTGTAGCCGCACTCGCGGACCCGTATCTTTCTCCACCCCGCAGGCCGGTATGGCTGCCCCGGATCACCCGGGAATCCAGCACTGGGGGGGATATAGGTGCGCTTGATGTCTTTGGTAAGTTGGTTGATGGTGAAGGACATCGGTCACTCCCACGGTCTGTTTTTGGTCAGGTCGCCAATCCAGGGCGCACCGGGGTAGGTGTCTGCCGCGACGCCGTAGCGGCGCGGAAGGAATGCGTCTGCGTAGGCTTGAAGCAAGTGATTCACCTTGTAGCCAGACAGAAGAATCGGCGTCGGCGCGTCAGCGTCTTCCTTTATGAGCCTGACCTTCTTCCATGTCTGCCCGAAGTCCTCGCTGGTGCAGATGTAGTAGCCAGCCGGGTCGCTGTCTGTTGACTGGTAGTACATCGAGCACTGGAGGGTCTTTTCATCCAGTGCGCGGGCGCGGCCAGTCCAGTGTGAGGGCTGCGGCATCGGGAAGGCGTCTGCCCCGGTGCAATCAGACTTCACGAACCAGAGGTAGTGGGTGCTGGTGTCCTCATGGACGAACTGCATGAATGGCCTGCCGTGATGGTGCCCGCCATGCTTGAAGACGGTGCTGTACTGACCGACAGGCCCGATTGGGATTTCTTGGGCCAGCAGAGTTGTGGTTGCCTCACCAAGCTGGTAGATCCGCATCTGACTGGCGATGGCGGTTAGCGTGTAAGCCCCCTCACCCACCGCCGCGATGATGATCCCGCTGGGCATACGAGTAACAAGAAACCGGTCGCGCAGCTCCGAAACCGATGCATCGGAGCCCCATGCGTACGGGTCACTCGGGGAGTAGTCGTCTCGGTCTGTCAGGATCGTGCTGCCGTCGTAGGCATAGAACCAGTTTTGCCCGTTGTCTGCGCTGTAGACCAGTTGAGATCCACGCGGCCCACTGACTGAGGACTGATAGCCAGGAACGAACCCGATCAACTCCAGAGGGGAGACGCGATGGATCGCAGGGCGGCGGGTTAGGGGCATCAAAGACCCGGACGACTTGGCTGGGAGTTCTGCCCGCCATGCGTCGCCGCCCATCTGGAACCCGGTGTAATAGCCGTTCGATGCGGATGGCGACAGCATGTCGTGCGCGACACCGCCGAACCATTTTCCGCCCGCCTTTGCTCCAGGGATGAACTCGGGAAGATCGTTCGCCAGGACACTCGCCACCAGCTTCCCCGCCCCATACGGAAGGTAAGACCCCTTGAGTCGGAGATTGGCCGTGGTCGTGCTCCCCGGCATCATGGCCCCGTCGTACTCCAGCTTGAACACCTTGCCGTCGCCAAGGTATCCGATGGGCACCTCGGCCACAGCCCGCTGTTGCTCAGTCTCGATGCTCAGGTCGGCAAATTCGTTTGGGCCTCGCCGGTTCTTGACGCCATCGGTACCCCCCGCGAGTCTCCAAGATGGTGTGATGAACTGGAGGGCAGTCAGCGACTGGCGCTCAACCTTCCCGCACGAAACCCACCCGTCTTGCTGGACAATGACGCGCTGAAACTCGCCCTGCTGCCGACTGACGGTGTTGGCATCCGGGCGCTTGGTCTGCCAAGATCCGCCAGACCGCTGAAGCGCACGAACGCCCGCAGCACCTGGTGCGCTCGGGCCGGTGGGCAGTCGTGGGTACTTGATGGTCACGGCTGGTTCTCACGGGTCTTGACGAAGCCGGTCCAGAAATAGGTGTAGCCTGGTGGAGTCCCGCCGATGGTGAAGCTCGCTGCGCCAGACATGAAGGCGTAGGTCGTACTCAAAACGCCCTCAGTTGAGTCAGCAGTGACATCAATCACCTCGCTCTCCACGCCATCGGTCTCAACGATCACCCGCATTCGGACGGTCGTAATGAATCCATCTGTGTCCAATTCACTGATGACGAACCCGGTGTACTCCCCAGGGACCGGATCAAACCATATCGTCCAAGGCGACCCGGCAGAGACGGATTTTCTCAGTCCGTACCGTGCGCCACCAGGACCAAAGAAGCTGAGCGTACCGCCGCCTGCGTCGTCCACGTCAGGCGAGACATACTCATATGGCGTGACGCCATCGAGCGTCGGCCCGTAGCCATTGGCATCCAGAGGCACCCCAAGCGTAACGGTGCCGGATGTCGGGTTGAGCCGGACACCAATGCGCTGGGCCATGCTCAAGCCGTGGGCAGTGCCACGCTGAAGTAGTTGAGCGTGAAGGGCGTGGCGCTGGTGAACGTCGCGTCGCTCAAGTTCATGTCCGCGCCAAGCTCACCGACTGTGCCCTGAATGCGAAGATCCGTCGTGGACGCTGCTTCGGTGTCAGTGGTTTTGACTGCGCGGAAGAACGTAGCTCCACCAGTAGAAACAGCAGTACCGGACCAAACCTCGCCAGCAGCCTTGCTGATGGTTGCAGCAGACGGAGATCCGAAGTTCAGGTTGGTGATGCCGTCGCCGTTGACGGTCAGCTCGCACAGAAGGGTCGCGCCGCCAAGCTCTGCGTCAGCCGTGGCAGGTGCAGTGCCCGCGTAGATACGGATGCGGAATCCATCCATCAGTGCTTTGAAGCCAGATGCACCGAGCATCCCATTGCGCAGGCCGGTCGAGAATTTGAATGCCATGTTGATCTCCTATCAGACAGAGGCGGCAGCAAAGACAACGGTCACTTCCAGCTTGCCGCCGCTGTCCAGTGCCTTGGGGGATGGGAACTTGACCGCCGACAACAGCGGGCCGGTGGTCGAACCTTTGGTTGGGCTGGCGCAGACGAAACCGCCACGCGCCTGCTTGCCGTTGGTATTGCCGACAAACTCGACCTCGGTGCCCGCGTTGGACACCTGCCCGCTGGCGACAGATCCCAGCACCAGTGCAGGCCGGGTTGTCGAGGTGTAGGCCGTCAACTCGGTTGCAGCAGTAGGGAACGTGGCCATCACATCGCTGGGGGTCGGCGTGTAGTCACCCTCGTACAGGCCGACATACAGCGACGGGAATGGCGTTCCGTTCTTGGCGAACGTCTCGATGATGTGGTTCAGCCCTTCGATCGGGATCAAGTTGAAGTCTTCTGTCTCGCTGACGAGGTGGCCAGCAGAGTCGAACTCCTTGACCCGGTACTTGAATCCCATGGTTGCTTTGCTCATGGCGTCATGCTCCTGTGATGACTCGGGCATCCATGAAGGAGCCGAAAACGGCGCCGCCGGATGGCTGCGCCTGGGAAAGTGCGGTGATGAATTGGCGCAGGCCGTTGGACTCGCGCAGGATGGATGCGCCGGCAGATGCGCCCGGGTAGGCAATCTGTGCGTCCTGCATTAATGCGAGATTGCCGTCCTGGCTGGCAGTCACTGGGCCTCGTGGCGTGTGCCACATGAGGTCAAGGCTGTTCGGCAACTTGGTCGCTGTCCCCTTGATGGCGCCATACGGTGCAATCTTGGTCAGGTCGGCTTTGCTGATGTCGCCACCCGCCAGGAAATAGGTCGCGCTGGTCGTGGCCACGTACACGCCTCCCTCCACCGGATTGACGAGGGTAATGTCCTCATCCAACGTGATGAAGTCGTAGGCCGGGCGGTACAGCCCAAGCGCCCATGGCAGGCTGTAGAACAGGAACGCGCCATCGGCTGACAAGAGACGGCCGCGGTGCATTGCCAGCATGCGCCCTGGCGGAAGATCGCTGATGATGTCGCGCTGCAGCGGCTGGCCGGCGCTGGCGACAAAAGGCACTGTGAGGCTGGTCTGCCCAACCTCGATGACCGCCTCGCGGTAAAAAACAGAGCCATCCACACCGGTGACGTAGACAATGATGCGGCTGGCATGGACTGATGTTGCAACCTGGATGGCGCCATTGGCCGGCACGGACACGAACACCGGCACGGTTGGCGCCGACTGCATGCCATCTGAGCGCAGCGATGCGAACATCAGGCCATAGGTTCCGGCTACCAGAGATCCGCCAGCGACACCGGCGACAGATGGCTCCGGGTTGGGCCTGGCAGGCGTCAACCGCATGGATGTTGCCGCGGCCCAGTTCAACGTGAACCCATCTGACCAGACAGTGCCAAGAGGTGTCTCGGTGTAGGCCACCCGGACATGGGGCGACGCCAGTGCAGCCACATCAGACGCGGATTGCCCGTCGAACCGGTACAAGCGGTCGCCGGCCGCAAAGAGCGCACCGTCCTTGACCTCGAAGATGTCCCGGCAGTTGCTCAAGCTGACCACCTGGGAGAACCCGGGGCGTCGCTGAAAGGTTCCAGACGCCGAAAGATCTACGTTCACAGCATCGCGCACCGGCATTCCTGCATCGGTCGGCTTGATCCGGTCGATGGGCTGCCGGTTGTTGATGCCGGTGAAGCGGTTGATCTTGGTGTTGTCCATGTTGACCGATCATCCAGAGAGGTCGGCAATCGGCGAAACCCTATGCGGGTCAGGGCAAGATGACTTCGTTGCCATGGAACAGGTCATGGCGCGTCGTGCGGCGCATGTCGCTGTCCGGCAGTGGGCCGAAGTATTCGGTGAATGCCTGCTCGTGCTGCTCCGACCGCTTGCTGTCGTAGAACTCGGTGTCCGGGATGGCGTAGAACTCGTGCAGCGCCCAGTCCAGCAGGTGCTCGTGGTGGGCCCGGTGAATCTCCGGGCTATCCGAGACGCCCACCAGTGGGTTTATCGGAAGCCGGTAGACCTCCATCTGAAGCCAGGCGCCCACAGGGAACGTGCCGACGATGCGCAGGGTGTTCTCGTCCTGAATGGCGTACTTGGCGCGCTCGGTGAAGTTGGTGCGCCAATGGGGGATCTCACGATCAAGCCACTCGCGCGACACCAGCCAAAGGCGGGTGTCTTCGTCGGGTGCGTCGTTGACCGTGCACAGGCGGATGTTGATGATCTCGAAAGCCGATTCGTGCGGCGGCCAGGTGTGCTGGGTGGCCGATGTCAGGTCAATTCGGCAGATGTCGTCGTTGGCGTCCTCTCGCAGCAGGCGGCCACGGATCGCGGCCTGCTCCACTGCATCGTTGAGCCAGTCAGTCACCACCTCGTCGTCGGCCAGGTAAGGCGTGGCCTTGTCCTGGGCCTTGACTCGAAACCGACGAATCAGGTCTTCGAGGGTCATCAGCGAACCCCGTACTGCTCAACCAGCAAGGACACTTCCTCGCGCAGCTTGGCCACGCCGCGGCGCTTGTCCAGCTCCACCTCGTACTTGCGGGCGTATTCTTCGAGGGCGCCTTTGTCCATCGACTCGATCGTGGTCAGCATGGCCTCCAGCTCGGTCTTCTGCTCGTCCAGCTTGGCCTCGACCACCTGCTGCTGCAGCAAGGCCTCGGCCACTTCCGTTTCCTGGGTCTTCTCGTCGGCGGCCACCTGGGACTCGGCATCGACGAACACGCCGAAACGGCGCAGTACCTTGGCCACGGGCTCGGGCACCAGTTTGGTATCGCCGGGATTCCACTCGTTGCGCAGCGCGGTCTTGTCCCGGTAGAACTTGCGGCCGGTGTAGGTGATGCGTACCAGATCCATGTGTTTCTCCTGTGCAGTGGCCGACCCAGAGTTACCCGGGCCGGCCGCTACGTGGGGTCAACCCTTTCGGGTCAGTCGTTGCCTTCGGCGATCGCGTCCAGCGTGATCTCGATGTCCGAAGCATTGGCGTTGTTGGCGCCGGCCGTGGTCAGGATCAGCCAGGCGGCCTTGGGCAGCTTCACCGACTTGTTGGTCGTGGCGTTGCGCAGACGGGCGGCGCTCGACAGGGCAATGTCGTTGCCAAACACGTTGGCGCTCTGAGGCACCGCGGTGTCGTCCACGCCGTCGGCATACTCAAAGCCGAGATCGCCGATCACGCCGGCGGACATGGCCACATTGACCAGCACCTGGCTGTCATAGATGCGCATGCCGGCCGGGATCAGGCCGATGCGCACCTTGTCGCCGTTGGCCACGGCCGCGGTGGAGTTGCCGCCGATCACAGCGCCGGAGGCGTTGGTGGCCAGCGAGTAATGCAGGGCGGACTTGTTGCCCCACGGGGTCGAGCCCAGACGCACATTGGCGTCTTTGCTGGTTTTGGTGATGGTTGCCATCTTGGTACTCCTGAATCAGAGAGGGGTGAACGGTGAGCGGGGCCACTGGTTCAGCGGCCCCTGCCTGCTCGATTACTGGCGAGCACCCAGAATGCGCACGGCGGTGTCGATTGCGATGACGCCGTGGTCGGTGATGTGCTTCTCACCGTTGCCCTGGTCAACCGCCCAACGGACCTTCTTCAGGCCTTGGATGGCGCCGATCAGGATTTCCATCTTGTCGTCGTGGTCGAAGCTCTTTTCTTTCCAGAAGAAGGGCATGCCACCGTGACGGCTCGATGCGAAGGCCTGGGCCAGTGCTTGGCCACCCAGCAGGATTGCGCGGTCGATCGCATGGGTCGTACCGAACGAAGCCGGCACCACGCAGGCGGATTCGGTTTCGGTGGTGTTGGACGCGCAGTAGCTGATGGTGTCGCCAGCGTAGAAGCGGATCGGGCGCGGCATCTTCATGATGAGGATGCCGTTCCACAAGCCGCATTCGCCGAGGAACAGCGGGTGCTGCTTGGCCTTGCTGGCGCGGGCCAGGGCGTTGGCCTGGAACTGGCGGAAATTGGGGTCAGCCGCGAAGCTGTGGTACTGGGCGGGAGACACCAGCATCACGCGCAGGGGGCTGTCCTCGGCCACCACGTCGCCGGGGATTTTCACGGCCGGGGGAGGCAGGGCGATCGACTCGATCATGGTGCGGGTCGCGTCCACCACGTCCATGTCCAGCACATCGGTCGGGGCAATGTCCGTCTCGCCACCGGTGACGGTGAAGGGAGCCAGGCCATTGGTGCCGTCGGCGATGTAGTGGCGGTTCTTCGTGGGAGCCTTGACCGGGTTGATCAGGATCTTGGCGAAGTCGGCATGCGAAGCCAGGGGCACGCGCCACTCGATGTTGTCGTGGAAGCCGCGGGCGCCGGCCATGTGCACGAGGATCGACTGATCCATGTAGCTGTCCATCAGGGACTGCGCCACGGGTCGGCCGACACGGCGGTAGTCCACGGCCGAGCGGAGTTCGGTCATGGTGTCACCCAGATCCACCGGGAAACGGGCCTGATTGACCCGCACGCGGTCCTGGTCGTAGCTCAGGCCGGTGCCCTTGCCCTCGGCGGTGTTGCTGCCCATGATGGGGTAGGCACCGACAGGCTGCAGGAACTGGAATTCCACCTCGTCACCGCGGCCCTTGGACAGGTCAACGGCCTTGACGATGGGCATGTCGGTGGCGGTCTGCTTGCGGACGACTTCGGCGGCGCCGGCTTCGTTCTTGGGCATCGGGCCAGACAGGCGACCCATGGTGGAGTTGCGCTGCATAGACTGGGCGAAGATGCCAGCCGCTTGCACGTATTGGGCGTTGGGAGAACCCGCCGCCACGGTCGATTTCCCGGTCATGATGACCTCCTTCTGTGGGATGGGGGCGGCTCATCACGAGCGGCCCAAGGTTGAGAATCAAACGCGGTTCATCACCGCTTCAATCTGTTCCGGCGTCATGCTCATCATGTTTTCGAGCAGGGCGCTGGGGTTGTCAGCCATCTGCAGCGTTTGCTGCGCCTTGTCCGAAGGTGGTGCACCGGCCATCTCCGACAGCGATGCGGGTACGCGGCGCTCGACTTCCATCTGCTGCCGCGGCGTCTGGGCTTGTTTGCCCGTCTGCGCCTTGAACGAATCGAATACCTCGATCACCTGCTGTGCGGATCCTTGCGTAAGGGCGGTTTCGACGCCGGCACGCATGAAACTGGGTAGGCTGTTGCGCCACTGCTGGAACTCGGCCGACTCCGGGATGTCGTCGGCGTCCGCGTGCTTGGCATAGATCGCACCGTAGTGCTCATCCTGTGCCGACTTCACGCGCTGTTCGCGCAGCGGTGCCAGTTCCTTCGCAATCTCCTGACGCAGTTCTGCACGGAGCTGTTCGCGGGCCTGGTCCTGGAGGATCTTGATCCCTTTGGCCAGGTCTTCCTCGGTGAAGTCACCGAAGATGGACGTATCCACACCGCTTTCGATGGCTGCTTGCGCGGCCTGCAGGTTCTGGTCTGCCTTGGTCTGCCCCTGTCCGGCATCCGCACGGGCTTGGGCTTGCTCCTGGGCAGCGGCCAGATTGGCCTGCTGATTGGCCGACAGTGCGGCCAACTGCTGCTTGAGGTTTTCGTTCTCGGTAGCCAGGGCGGCTGCCTTGTCACGGGCCTGCTGCAGCTTCTCGAAAGGGATCGTGTACGCGCCGGACTTGCTGGCGATCGGTGCACCTTCGGGTTCGTCGTCGGTGGACGGCTGGCCGGTCTGGGTGCCCTTGTCATCAGCGGCGCCTTGCGCTTCCTGATCCTGGGTGCTCTCGTCGTTCGCTTGCTCTCCACTCGGCTCTTGTGCGGTGCCTTCGCCATCCAGCGTCAAGGTGCCGTTCAGTGCCGCCTCCAGCATTGCTGCCGGGTTGTGCTGATCTGCCATCTGTGCGTGCTCCATCCCAGCTATCCGGCTGGGCCTCTATGGACATGCGCTTTCGAGCTACTGGGCCGGAGCTTTCGCCCCGACCCGACAGCTCTCCTGCTACGGGAATCCGGCTCTCACGAGCGGGTTTTCGGGCCTCAAGACCTTTCGGCCTTTTGGCTTGGATTGCAGTGTCACTAGACACGGGATGAATGTGAATCCCTATACCGGGCGAGCATCATCCGAAGGCTGCGATGCGCTCGTCCAGCACCTCTCGGTAGCGCATCATGATGTGCAGTTGCCTTGCCAGACGCACCTGCTCGTCAATGGGCACCATGTCGAAGCTGTCGGAGCGGATGAAGGCGTCCAGGCGGTCAACCTTGGTGTGAAGCTCGGCGCGCTCGGCGACTACGCGCTCTTGGTGGGGTTGGAGTTGCATGGTCACGGCTGCAGGTTGTCGGCGGGTGTCGGCGTTTCAATGCCGTCCATGCCTGCATCGGGGGTCTGAGGGATCGGCGGGAATGCCGGGCTGGTGTTCTGCTGCACCTCGGGCACGGCCGCGGGGTCCATGGGTGGCATGCCGGCCGGCACCGGGAAATTCGGGTCTTGGCCGCCAGGATTCGGGAACTGGTAGCCTGCCGACATCATGATTGAGTCAGCGATCGGTGCGATCTGCGGCATCGCGGCCACCTGGGCGCCACCTTGCATCGCGCTGAATGCCGACTGCACGCCAACCTGCACCGCCTCGACCATGATCTTGCGGATTTGGGCGTCGGTCAGCCGCTCCTTGTTGGCCAGCTCGCGCTCCTTCAGCTCGAACATCAGTTCCTGCTTGACCTGAGCTTTGATGGCTTCCGGGTCGGCGGTCTGGCTGGCCTTCTGGATGGCCTCGACCACTTCTCTCTTGTAGGGCAAGTCCATCAGGTCCACCATGAATGGCGTTGCCGCGGTCTGCACGCTCGGCGGCGATGCCTTGATGGCCTCGGACAGGGCGCGCAGTTGCTGGGCGCGGAAGCTGCTGCTCGTGGGCACATCCTCCAGCGACACGCGCAGGCGGGTGCGCTGAACGTCATTGGACAGGTATCGAATGCCGGTCTGCGGATCCACCTCGGGATGGTTGAGCACCACGGTGCGGGCCGGCCGGATGGGGTTGCCCTCAATGACGATGGTCTGTTCCTCGCGGCCCATGTCGGCGATCAGCATGGCCATCAGCAGTTCACCAACCTGTGCGCGGCCTTCTTTGAAGTTGTCGATGAGGTCGGCCAGGGCAATCTGGGACTGCTCGACTTGCGTCTGCTCCTGAATGCCGGAAGTTGCGGTGCCGGTCTGGCCCTGGAATGACGAGGTGATGCCCGACACGCGCTGCATAGCTGCCCGGCTGTCGTTCATCAGTTGGAACTGCTGGGCGTTGAGCTGGAAGTCGCGCTTAACCTCGAACCTGGCGCCCTGCTGGGCCATGTGATCGGCGTCCAGCACGATGTCGGCGTTCGAGCGGGCGATCTGCTGGCGGAACTGGCTGTCCGTCATGGCCACGGCACCCTTGGTGCGCTCGGTGCGTACCGAACTCATGCCCCAGCGCAGCTTGGCGATGCTGGAATTGAGGTTGTCTTGCGGGAAAAGCATGTCGCGCACGAGCCCGTAGGGGATTTGCGTCATGTCCTCGCGGTAGCCCCAGAATGGGACGTAGGGGAACTTGTCGTGCGGGTACGGGCTCGGTCCGTCGTGCAGCATGTGCGGTCCCATCCAGTAGCCCATGCGCATCTTGGGGATGAGTTCCTCGACCAGCTTTCCACGGCCCATCTGCACGGCTGCCTGGTGGATCTCGTTGGCGGCGTCGAACTTGACCGCCCGGCCGTTGGTCATCTTGAGGATCAGGGTCGGCACCCAGCGCCGATACCAAACCTCGGTGATGCAAACCTGCTGATTCTCGGTGTTGAACCATGCGTCTTCGTTGACCGTCCAGGCGCGCTGGGCGTCCAGGGCGGCCAGCAGGCCGGTGGACTGGCCACCTTCGAGCATGTCGCCGGCATATTCGCCGACCCACTGATCCATGCTGGTCATGATGATGTCCCGGTGCTTCGGGAACATCTGCGCGGCCTTGCTGCGGTCCACCCAGCGACGGCGGTACAGCCAGCGGGCGGTGCACAGGTCCGGGCTGGTGTCGCGCATGTCCCACCAGATTTCGTTCCGGTGCACGTAGAGACACTGGTACGGGAACATCAAGCTATTCGGGGCGCGTTTGACCTCGACCCAGCCAAGCCCGACCGTCACTTGGGCACGGAAAGCCTCGCTCATGGCCCGGTCCGCCTTGGAATGGCGTTCGGCCTGGTTCAGCTTGTAGTTGAGGGCGTCGGCCACGTCCTGCCCACCAGGATCACCATCGGGCGTCACGCGCCAGTCCGTGCGGGTCTTGGCCTCGAAGCCACACACCGCGGCGATGGCCGGCTTGATGATGTTCTCTTTGGCCGGTGGAATGCCGAGTTGGGCCTGCTTGCGTAGAAGGTCGGTGTCCAACTGGTTGCCGTCGGCATAGTCGGCCTCTTTGTCGGCGTTGACGCGCCAGGGCGGCTGCGCGATGGCTTCGCGGACGATCGTGGCGAACTCGTCAATGGACAGCGGAATGTCGGCGCCGTCTCGGATGTCGTCGGTGGTGTGCGGGATCGCGTTCATTTGGGTTTCCTCACATGCGCCAGTCTGTAGGCTCGTGATCGTCGTCGTTGGTGTCTTTGGGCACTCCGTACCCATCGTCGGTAGGGCTGTAGAGCCCGGTTTCCTTGGCTTGGGCCCATTGGCGCAGGGCGTCCGCTCCTTCGCTGCAGCCGTTGGATTTGTCGGGCTCGTCAACGAACTTGCCCAGTGCCCGGCTGTACTTCTTTTTGTAGCCGGTGATGCGCTCTAGGCCAAAGGCGCAGGCCTCCTTGTCGAACCATGCCGATTTCAGGTGCTTGCGGGTGGTGCTGATGCCGGTCTGCAGCTCGGTGATGCGTGGCACGATGACGAACTTCTGGCCTGGCATCAACTCCTGCAGCATCTGCTTGGTGGACTTGTTGTAGTCGCCCAGGCGCTTGTGGTCGGCGTCGTGAGGCAGGAAATGCTTGCCGAACACGAATCCAAGGCTCTGCAGGTGCCGGACGTAGTGGCGCAGATCTTCGTTGTGTTCTTCGTAGTAGCCGATGAACCGGTCTTCGCCGCGGAGTTGCTGGGCAAACCAGATGGCGCAGCCGTCGCTGTTGCCGATGTCCCAGAAGGTGTAGACCGGCAGATCCAGCACTGGCACGGGACAGATACCGCCACGCTTGGTCAGCTCGACCATCTGCTTGGTGTAGTAGTGCCCTTCGGTGGACTGCTGGAAAGCCTCGTTCGGGGTGGACGGGTACTCCTGCCACATGCGTTCTTCCCGGCCTGGGAAGTCGGCTTGCTGGGTGGCCACGTACCACGCGCGCTGGTCGGCGTCGATCTTGCAGTCCATCTCGACCTCGATGCGGTCGAAGTAATCGACCATCTCGGGTGAGACATAGACCAGCGACGGATCCATGCGGTACTTGGGTTCCTGCCACCAGGCGTAGAAGTGGAACCGGTAGTCACGCACCGTCTCGGCGGACTTGTCGTAGTGCCGGCGCTGTGCACGCTTGGCCAGCTCGTAGAACTCGCCATTGGCGCCTTCGGCGGTCGATTCGATCACCAGCACGCCATTGGTGGGCACGGCTGGGATGGATCCGGTCATCACCTCCTTGGCCTTGTCGGGGAACTTGGCGCAGATCTTGCCGAACTCGGAAATATGCAGTCGGTGGATGGTGCCCGACCGCATCGAGGTTGCCACCCGGATGGAACTGTTGTTGTGCTCGAAAAGCAGTTCGGTCGCGCTATCCCGGGCCAGCGGGAACCGATCCCGGATTTCCTCGGGCAGGTTCTCGTAGGCGTACTTCACTTTGTCACGAAAGATGGCTTCCGCGGCCTCCCGGTCCTGGGCGATGATGCCGCACCGCTGGTCGGCATTGAACAGGGCGTGATCCAGCCACAGGATCGCAATCAGGGTGGTGAAACCGAGCTGGCGGGCCTTGAGGATGAGGTTTCGGTGCCACAGTCGCTTGATGAACCGGCGCTGGGCACGGTTGGGCCTGAAGGGCATGGAGAACGATTCCGTCTCCGACCCATCCTCGTTGTCGTCACCCTTGATGAGGATCTTGTAGAGGCAGCCGGAAAACAGGCGCCACTCGGGGTCCATAAGGCACCGCTCCAGCTCCGCCTCGTTGGTCGGAAGCGGATACAGCGGCTCGTGGATGACCCGGGCGAGCATGTTCAGTCGTCCTCGTCGTCAGGGGTTGCAGGCTTCGGGGCGATCGAATTGGGGCGCTCCGGGTCTTTGGCCACCGGCTTGAAGGTGTTTCCACCACCGGACGCGACACGGGCCAGCAAAGCGGCCAGCGGGTCGGTCTTCTGCTCGTTGTCCTTCTCGTACAGGCCCAAGTGCTTGAACAGCTTTTCGAGGGCGCCGTCCTTGCTGTGCAGCTTGACCTCCATGCCGTCCTTCGTCTCCTTGATGCCGGCGAACAGGGAGGCGACTGCAGGGCTGATCTTGGAGGTGTCCTTGAACA